ACCGGCTTCGGGTATGCCTGCCAATACGACACGGACTTATGAGCGAGTGAACCGTCCCGGTGCGTCCCGGTCCGGGAAAGATGATGTATTTTCAAGACTTTTGATGAATGGAAATGTACAGGGTGCTGAAGGCGCGGCACTGACAAGAGAGGTGAGCTGATGCCGACTTATTGCTATGAGACTAAAAAGGGGAAAGTTTTTGACCGTGTTTTCAGCATGGGTAGAGCTCCTAGATCCATTGTTGTTGATGGACAACGTGCAAGGCGAGCTCTCTCGGCTGAGTTGCAGTCCGTACCGTCGAGCAAGGGCTGGCCATTAGAATGCCTTGGCTCTGGAGTGAATGCAACAGACGCGCAGGAATTGCGCGATGTGTTGAAGAATAAAGGTGTTCCCACGCGAGTAACAAACGACGGCAACCCAATTTATACAGATGCCCGGCATAGGCGCAGGGCATTGAAGGCTCGCGGATTTATTGATCGTGCATCATATTGTTAAACTAAAAAGAGGTAATTATGAAAAAAGATACAATTGAAGAGGTAGAAACTACTGGACTCAGCGAAGAAGACAAAGCAGATATCGAATCTATCATTGAAGAAGATTCCGGGGCAGCTGAGAATCCTGATGAAATTGTCGATGACAAACCGAAAGAAGAGAAAAAAGATTTACCGAATACGGATACTCCCCCACCCGTGGTCGAGGAAGATAAAGGAGGCAAGTCCCCTGATGATGGAGGAAAAGCTGTTGCCAAGAAAGAAGAGGTTGAAATCTCTGATGACTTGATGACACGTGCTGTTCAAGCTGGCATGAGTGTGTCGGACGCAAAGGCTATCAAGAATGCTACGGCTCTTGAAAGTGTCTGCAAGACCCTTGAGGCTGCACGGAAAACGGAACCTACTGAAGAAGAGGCTGCCGCAGCAGCTAAAGCCGAGGAAGAGTCCGTGGATGATATTTTTAAAGATTTGCCAACACTTGACCCAGAAGAATATGATGAAAATCTGGTTAAGCTGGTTGACGGTCTTAAAGGAATCATCCTTTCGCAGAATACACAAATTGCAGCTAATAAGGCTGAAAAAGGAAATGCTGAAGCAAACTTTGTCGATACTCAGATAAACGCTCTCGGACCTGAGTTCGCAGAACGTATCGGAGTGACAGGCAAGGTAGTTGCTGACTCACCGCAGGCGAAAACCCGCGATGCAGTCCGTACCAAGTTTGATGTTCTCAAGGCTGGCTATGAAGCCGCCAAGATTGACGTGGATCAGACTGTTGTTTTCAGCGAAGCCGTTGGTATGGTTATGGGTGATGTTGTTGCTACTTCTAAAGATGCTGCTAGAGTTGCGGCTCTGAAAAAGCGCAACGGACACGCCACTGCCAAGCCGGGCTCCGGGAAGGTGAAAGCTCCTAATCCTTCTGCTGATGATGCTGCTGTCGAGATACTTGACAAAAAGTATCCCGAAAATGTAAAGTAAAGGTAGAAAATAATGAGTGGACTTGCTTATTCAGAGATTGATGATGCTGTACTGTTGACGCAGCAGGCATTTGTCAAAAAGGGTGCATTCGTTGATATGGCGACTGATCTTCAGGATCATGTTGCGGTACGCGAAATGTGGGGCAAACGCAAACGCAAGTTTGACGGTGGCCTGAATTGGGAGATGGAGTATCAGATGGATCACAACCACAGTGCAAAAGCTGTTGGTTTGTACCAGAATGATGCCCTCGTCATTACCGATAACATGGTCAAGGGCACGATTGCTCCTCGCCATGTCAATGCCAATTACGGTTATGATGTTCTGGAGCCTACGTTCCAGCGCGGAAACAAGGCCATTGTTAATCTGGTTAAAACCCGTTATGTTGCAATGAAAACCTCCTTCATCGAAAAGCTGGAAGAGTTTCTTTGGAGCAAACCCGAAGACGATCAGGATCTTCTCACGCCTTACGGTATTGCTTATTGGCTGACCCGTAGTGCGACTGAAGGTTTCAATGGTGGAAATCCTACTGGTTTTTCCAGTGGACGTGCCGGGATAAGCACGGCGACTTATCCTCGTTATGCCAACTATACAGGCAAGTATGCTGACATCACGAAACCTGACCTTCTCCGCAAAATGCGCAATGCGCATCGTCGCACGAAGTTCCGTTCTCCTGTCAGCCATGCGAATCCTGATGTGGGTAAAATGGGTAATGGTATCTACACATGCGATACCGTTGTCGGGTATCTTGAGGAACAGATGGAAGCGAACAACATGAACCTGGGTAGTAACCTTACTTATCCCGGTCGCGTGATGTTCAAGGGAACTCCTATTATATGGGCTCCGTATCTTGATGATGACAGCACCGATCCGGTTTACATGCTGGATTGGAAACATCTGGCACTCGGAACGATCTCTGGCTGGGAAAACAACCTCCAGAAACCTCAGCCGGTGGCAGGTAAGCATACAACTCGTCGGGTTGATCTTGACGTTTCGCTGAATATGATTTGTGACGATCTTCGCACACAGGCCGTATTTTATAAATAAACCGTTTATTGGCTAACAGCCAGAAGGAAGAAATTATGAACGGATCAGTTAACGCATACATTAAAGCAGCGAACGTCATTAATGAGGCAGTATGGTACAGTGGTACCGATGCGCTCAAAGAGGGCGAGGCTGTTTGTTACAACACCGATTATGGAACTGCTACGGTAGCAACCGCTAGTCGCGGCAATCGTGTTGAGCGTCCTTCTACAAGTAACAACATGGCTTTTGCCGGTGTCTGTGCTCGTAGTTACAAGGCGCAATCTGGTGGTCAGAGAATTGAGATTTACGTTCCGGGCTCTAAGGGAGTCAAGGTCGCTCTTGGTGTTAATACAGTTATTGACACAGGGTTGCTTTCTTTCTGCGTGAGTGGAAAGTATGATGTCGGTGTCTCTGGTGGTGATGGTGATGATGGTGGACGGTTCTACACTGGCAAGTATGTTGGTCGTGGAAGTGCTGTTCCGCGTCAGACCGTTGCGGCTGCTGTGCTTGAAGCAAGTATGACAGGTGCATGGTCGCTGGCTGCTGACGGCATTACGCTGACAGTTTCCTCTACTACTGATATTTCAGCAGGTGATACTGTTGTTCTGCTTGGTGGTGCTGACGATGGAACTGACACTGTTGTTCCGGGTAAGTATGAAGTAAGCTCGATCACGAGTCCTACTGTGCTTGTCCTGACTGCTTCGGCTCAGGCTGTTGCGGCTGGTGGCACAAGTGCTCTTACTTGTACCGGATATTGCTACACAGGCAATCCGACTTGTATTGCTGACTTGCTGACAGGTGATGAAAGTGGCGGTGCTGAGTTTGTATCGCCTCCTAATACTGGTGGCGCGGCAGTGATGTCGTACATGGTTGGTGGCTGGTCGTATATTTGTGGCGGTGTCACAGTAGGTTCGGCAGTTGCAAATGGTCCTTTGGCCGAATCCACTATCTTCGGATTTAAGAAAGGATTCGGAGGTCTTGGGACATTGACGACTCATGGTGCAACGATTAATCCCGCTACAAATGGATATCAGTTCGATCACGCAACTGCGCTTGATCTGATTACAATTGATGCTGCTGATGAAGTCATTGTCCTTGAATGGAATGGCATCTGGGTCACACGTGGTTTCTCCGGTGCAACTGAAGAGTAAATGAAATAACGGGAGCCTTCGGGCTCCCGTTCTTTAAAAAGTGAGGTAAATGATGGCGAAGAACGAAAAAAAGATTGATGATACGCAAAAAGAGCTTAGTCCTGATGTTTTGGATGTATTTAAACTGATGGGTTATGAGCTTGATATTTCTGACAATATTGTTAGAATATACAATGAATTTAAGTTGAAGAAGGATCGAGTACGTGCCGGTCTTCTTACTGCCGGTGAATTTGCGACTGTCGCGGTTCTCGGTGATATGCTGGACGGGAAGTTTAACCCGGAACCTGAAGGGGAATAACAAATGTCGGAATCAACTCTTTCAATTAGCTATACCGATCTTCTGAAAGCTATAAAAGCTTTTCTGGGATATGCTGTCAACACCGACGAAAATAACGTCGAAGTAGATGGCTATGTTCAGGCCGGTATAAGGAATTTTTATTATCCTCATGCAGTTGAGGGAGTTGATCCGAGTTTTGAATGGTCGTTTCTGAAACCCACGACAACGCTTGCCACAGTCGCAAGTACATCTGAATACGATTTACCTGATGATTTGGGACGCATTGCCGATGCTCTTTATTTTGAGCCAGAGATTTATGTTCCTGCCGCTGTTATTGTCTCTGAAGCAGAGATGCTTGCTCACCAGCAACATGACGATGAAGAAGGAACTCCCCGCATAGCCTGCGTTCGATTCAAGGCTTCCACCGGAGATGACGGTCAGCGTCAGGAGCTTGTGCTGTGGCCTACACCTGATGATGCCTACACTCTGACATATCGCTACGAAGCCTACGCTGGCAAGCTGACAACCACCCTCCCGTATCCTCTTGGGGGAATGAAGCTGTCGGAGCTTGTTGTTGAGAGTTGCCTTGCCGTGGCAGAGCAACGTCAGAATGATGAAAAAGGATTACACACAGATAATTTTGCCAGAATGCTAGTCGCTGCTGTCAAACGTGACGGAAGGAACGGAGCTCATAATTTTGGCAATATGGGAGGCGATTC